GGCTGGATAATATTTTCCGCACCAATATCCAAGGCCAATACATGGCCGGACGCTGGGAGCAGATTATCCGCACCCAAGATAGCCGCCCGTATTTGATGTACGATGCCATTAACGACAGTCGCACCCGCCCCGCCCACAAAGCCCTGGACGGTTTTATCCGTCCGGTTAATGACCCGATCTGGCGGCGCATCAGTCCGCTAAATGGCTATCGGTGTCGGTGTGGGTTAATTAGCCTGACCGAAGCCCAGGCCAAGGCAAGATCAGCAGACGGCAAAGGACTTAACAAAGCCTACGACACAGAGACCATGCAACCGGATAAAGGCTGGGAGTATTCGCCGCAAGACCGTCTGGATGGCATCAATAAGGCCGTAGCGGATAGGCAAGGCGGCGGCGTGTTATCATCGGCGCTTGATGGTAAATTAAACGATGCGTTAATTATGAATACGGTGGACCTGCCAGAATTGACCGTTGTCCAAAGAAAAATGCTTGAAATCGCAAGGGATAAGGCTGAATGGTTTCCGGCAGGTTTTGGCGGGCTTTATGCGGTCGCCAGAGATGACTTGTTTGCCGCAACAGCAGGAAATGCTATCTATTTCTCAGTGGAGGATAAGTTAGTAGCGGGCTTTAGGCCTGCCATAGATTTGGCTAGTGCGCTTACAAAGGCCAAAGGCGGCGGGCAGTTGACGTTTAACGAAGAATACGCAGTCGAATCGCTTTGGCACGAAATGAAGCACATGGCCTACAAACATGAAACTGTGCCGACCAAGCCCGTCACGCGGACAACCATGGAAGCGTCCGTGCAGTTCGTTGCCCGACATGACTATCTGGCGCTGTTGCAGGAACTGGGGTTGAATAGCGCAAACCAAGCCGAAATCATTGTGGCGGGACATGCTTACGACGTGGAAGTGGCCAACTATAGGCAATTGCTAAAGCTACTTAGGATAAATACCGACAGGGCTGTGGTTATCATAGACAACGTGCTGAAAAATAACGCCGACATCAACGCGCTGATTATGGAGCTGGCTAGCGCGTTGGCCGAGGAATCCGGCATAGCGGATAGCCGCATCAAATATGGGCTTAAGCAATTGGACAGGGTGTCGGGTTTTTCCGAAAGGTTTAAGCAAAAGCTTAATTATTGACGATACAGCAATGCAGTTTTAGCCGTTGCTGGCTTTTGGTGTCCAGACGACCAAAGAACCTGTCGGCTTGGGTCGTGTCGTTGCGTAATTGATACAGCTTGTGCAGATCAATAAGCGCGTCCGTTGCGCTTAAATGCGCCTCATAGTCGGCCTGGGTTTCGATGAAATCAAATATCGCTTCAAATTCATCATCGGTAATGCCGTGGTCAAAAATGGTTTCAAGCGGTTCGGGTTTTAGGATTGCGCTCATATCATGCCCCTCGTGGATTTTTTATCATCATACCAGTTTAGCTTAAAAACACCATGACCGCCGTCACCATTGACCTAAACGACCAAGCCATTATCAACGCCTTAGCCCGATTGGCTAACGCCACCAACCACCTAGAACCCGCACTGGATGAAATTGGCGCGACAGTTGCCGCCAGCGTCATGCTCAATTTTACCGGGCAACATGATCCTGACGGCAACCCCTGGGAGCCGTTAAGCGAGGCTACGCTACTTAACAGAACCGGCGGGTCCGGGCAAATTTTACGCGACACCGGACGGCTTAACCGCAGCATCACCCACAACGTTTCGGGGGATTCAGTAGAGATCGGCAGCGATGTGGTCTATGCCAACATGATGCATTTTGGCGGTAAAAAAGCCGATTTCCCCTGGCTTTGGGCAGACATTCCAGAGCGTCCGTTTGTCGGTGTTTCCGACACTGACAAGGCGGAAATTTTGGCTATTTTAAGCCACCATCTTGACCGTTCAATCCGCTGATTTTTTTTAAAAATGACCGCAACGCTTGCCGAAACGCCCTAAAAAGCACTTTCTAAAACCCAATTATCCGCCCAAAAACAACCGATAATTAATTGATTTAAAATCAGAATCGAGAAAACAAAAAAGTCATATCAAGATAAGGCTAAGGCAAAAAACGCCACAAAACGCAAATATGTAAGGATTTAAACTTTTTTAAATAGTCAAGCGTTTTTTTAAAAAACCAACCGCTTAGGCTATTGAAAACCCGCCAAAACCCCCTGTTTTTTTGCTTAAAATACCCCTAAATTACCCCCAAATTACCCCTTAAAACATCCCCAATCCCCCCAAAAAAAACCCGCCAAATGGCTTTGGCAATACCCGTATGGCTTACTTGCCAAACCCAAAATCCCTACACTGGCCGCACCTTAAAAAAACCTGCAGCGCCCGATGCCAGCACCCAAAACACCTATTAAAAATCATCAGGCCATTGGTGCCTGCATCGTCAATTTGCCTAAAAACATTGCCGACGAAGTGCAGATTTTCCCTGCCGGAGAATTCAATGTGCCACTGGGTTCGATGCTCGGCACGGGCCCTTGGCGGCTCAATGCGGCGGCGGCAACGCAATTGATCGCCACCGTTGCCCAGCGCAAAAACGACATCTTAATCGACTACGAACATCAAAGCCTGACCGCCAGCCAGTCGGGACATAAAGCCCCTGCCGCTGCCTGGCTAAAAACCAACTCGCTAGTGTGGCGCGACGGTGAAGGCCTGTTTGCCATTAAGCCCGACTGGAAAGCGGCGGCGGCAAGCCTGATTAATGCCGACGAATACCGCTATCTCAGCCCGGTCTTTATTTACAACGAAACCACAGGAGAGCCTGAGAATATTATCAGCGTCGCCCTAACCAACACCCCCGCCATTGATAATATGCTGCCCGTATCTTTGGCGGCGGCGATGGCGGGGTTTACCAACTCACTGGAGTCCACGATGAACGAAGAACTGATGGAGCGTTTGCGGTACTTGCTGAATTTGCCGCTAACCACCACGCCAGAAGAAATGCTAACCGAACTCGATAAGCTCAAGGCTATGCTGGCAGGGGAAGGTCAAGCAGTTGCCGCTGCCAGCCTGCCGGAACTGCTAGGTGCGCACAAGGCCGAAATCGACGCCTTGACCTCGGCGGTCGCGGCATTAAAAACCCAAGAGCCAGACCCCGCCAAATATGTGCCTATTGCCGCTTTCTTGGCAATCCAACAGCAATTCGGCAGCAATCAGCAAGCTGACCAAGACCACAAAGTCGCCGCCCTGATCGCCGCCCATCCAGGCATTATCACCCCGCCATTGGTTGACTGGGCGACCCGCTTGGGCAAGCAAAGCTTGGCTGAACTGGAAGACTTTATCGCCAAAGCCAGACCCGTCGCCGCACTAACCGCGCGTCAAAGCGACGCCCTGCCAAACGAGCCCATTGACCCCCAACAGGAGTTTGCCCGCTCCGCCACCCTTCAGTCCGAGTTTGGCGACGCCGCAACCTATGCAGCGTATACCCGCGCAGAGCAGTCGGGCACAGTCAAAATTTTAGGAGATAAATAATGACAACATTAGCACTGGATACCCCTCGCCCAATGGAAATGGGTAACCGTAACGAATACCCCATGATTGCGTCGGACATTATTTACGAAGGCGCTGCGGTGGGATTGGTGGCGGCCTCAGGCCACGCGCGGCCATTGAGTGCGTCATCGCGCTTTGTCGGCTTTGCTGAATCATTAGCCGACAACTCAGCAGGAGCGGCGGCGGAAACCACTGTACGGGTCATTGAATCCGGCAAAGCGCAGTTGTCGGTGTCGGGGGCAGTGATTACCGACATTGGCCAACCCGTGTATGCCACCGATGACAACACTTTTGTGTTTAGTCCGGTAAGCGCGGTATTTATTGGCTTTGTGCATCGGTTTGTTAGTGCGGGTGTGGTGATAGTGGCGTTTGATGCGCCAACCTTGCGCGACCCGTGGGGGGCTTACGCTATCCGTGAAGCCATTGCCGTTGATAAAACCCTCGACATTGAAGATAACGGCAAGCTGTTTTGGGTCACCACCGACGCCAAAGTCATCACGCTGCCAGCTGTTGCCACCCCCGTCAATTGCGTGATTGCCAACGGCGGGGCGTACGGATCGGTCGGGGTCAGTGTGTCGCCCGCTGCGGCGGATAAAATCCAAGGCCCCGACCTGCCCGGCACGGACAATAAAGACCTTATCAACACCAAGGCCACAGCCCAACGCGGCGATTTTGTCCGTTTGGCCACCGGCGACGCCAATGGGCCGTTAGCGATTGAGCTACGCGGTACCTGGGCTACAGAAGCGTAATTGGAGTATTTGAATGACTATTAATAAAGACAGTTTAAGTTCCCGCGCTATCGTCGGGATGTATTACGAACGCCTGGAAGCGGCCGCTCAAGCAGGGTGGATTGATCAGGTGTCGAATTATTTCACCTCTGACCAGCCTATTGAAGAATATGTCTGGCTCAGCCAAGTGCCGCAGTTGCGCGAATGGGTGGGTAGCCGTCAGGCCAAAGGCTTTACCGGCAACGGCATCGAAATTAAAAACAGGCATTTTGAAGCGACCATTGAAATCTTGCTGCGTGATTTGCGTCGTGACAAAACCGGGCAGCTAAAAACCCGCATGGCGGAATTTGCCCAGCGCGGCTTGACGCATTTTGCATCGTTATTAAGCACCTTGATTGTCAACGGTGCCAGCACGGTGTGCTATGACGGCCAGTATTTTTTTGATACCGATCATAACGAAGGCGCGTCCGGTAACCAAAGCAATGCCATTACTGTGGATATTTCCGCAGTGCCAGCAACCTTGCATGGCACGGTGACCGCGCCTAGCCCAGAAGAAATGCAGCAAGCCATTATTCAGTCGGTGTCAAAAATGTACACCTATGTTGATGACCAAGGCGAGCCGATTAACGAAACCGCCAAAAGCTTTTTAGTGATGGTGCCGGTGGGATTGATGAATGTCGCCGAAACCGCGTTGACCTTGCCGCGTGTGGCAGGTGTGGGGGCGGTTAGCGTGGATAGTTTAAATATTAGCCTCGCCGTGAATCCTCGGCTGACGATTGCGGGCTGGGCTGATAAGTTTGTGACCTTCCGCACCGATGGCAGCGTCAAGCCGCTGATCCGTCAAGAAGAAACTAAGCCTACCGTCAAAATCAAAGACGAAAGCAGTGAATACGCTTTTGACAATGACGCGATCCAGTTAGGCGTGGACACTTGGCGCAATGTCGGTTTAGGCCGTTGGCAGGGTGCTGTGCAAACCACCTTGGTGTAAGCCATGAAAAACTATCAAACCCAAAACACCCTCCGCTTGCCTAGCGGGGTGGTGGTCGGCTTAACACCTGAACAGGCGGCATCGAGGCTGCATGTGCTGATCCAACAGGCCGATGGCGTTTATATCGCGTCAACCCCGTTGCAGTTTAAAACGGGTGAGGTGATTGGCCTTGACGCTGTCCCTAATGGCTTGGCTGAGCAATTGGCAGTTGTGGAATTAGCGGAACAAGATGGTGATGAAGGTAGTGATGAAGGCAGTGGTGAAGGTGGTGGTGAGGGCAGTGGTGAAGGTGGTGGTGAAGGTGCCGATGAAGGGGCAGAGCCACCAATAGCGCCTAAATCAAGCGCAAGGAAAAAGCCTAAATGAGCTATTGCACCAAGCAAGACATGATCGACCGTTTTGGTGTAGCGGAACTGGCACAACGCACCGATCGCGTCAATGGCGAGGTGATTGATGACAGCGTGCTAAGCCTAAAAATGGCCGATGCGTCCGACGAAATCAATAGCTACCTGACCCAGTACGCCCTGCCCTTGCCGTCGGTACCCAGTGGCTTGGTCAGCCGGGCGTGCGATATTGCCCGCTACAACCTGTATCAAAACCTTGATTTGGAAGAAGACAGTATGGTGAAAAGCCGTTACCAATCGGCAATTGCCTGGTTAAAGCTGGTGGCAAAAGGCGATGTTAAATTAGGCTTAGATGAAGGCGGTAACGAAACCGATGCCCAAAGCATTGTTGTCAGCGAGTCGCCACCGCGACTGTTCGGTAGGGATCAGCGATGAATAAAGCCCCTTCTGCTTATCAGCCAGACACTGAGAAACCAAAGTACAGGCAAGCCGCCGCAGACGCCCAAATAGCAATGGAAAAACTCGCGGCTGAGCTTGAGAAAGCCGGAAAAAGATACGCCGCAGCGCGCATTAAAATGCAGATTTGGGAAATCAAGCAATGGGGTAATGCGTGAACAGTCCAGCGATCGCTTACAGCTTATTGCTGGATAAATTGCGGGCAACGCTGGCATTGCCAGCCAACCAAGTCCGCGCCTGCGCCAGCGAAGAATGGGTGTTAAAAAATGCCCTAGCCAACTCCGTAAACGTGGTTTTTTTTGAAGAACAGCCGCTCGTCAAATCCACGCCCTTGCGTCACGGCAGCGAACAACTGGTTGAATTGTCATTTTTGATTATCACCACCACGAGCAATGTCGCCGACGCTGGGGTTACGGCACTAAAAAATGCGGTGGCGTTACGTGGTAGCGTTTTCACCGCCATAGCCGGACACCAACTATCACCGGATTACACCCACTTAAAGCAACTGCCGTCCGGCCGACGCTATACCGTGCGCGGCGAGTACGTCCATTATCCTCAATTATTTGCGTGCCGTTGCGTCATTAACTAACCGAGAGAACCCATGCGCTTATATAAACCCAATGTGACTAGCATCAACATCAATGGCCAAGATTATCCTGCCGATAACCAAGGCGTTATTGATCTGCCTGACCACCTAATTACTTCCGGCTTGTTTGCCTCGGGCTGGGTCGATGCCCGTGGTTATCTTGCGCAACTGGCCCGTGCTGAAAAAGCCGCCAGCCCCGTTGCGGTAAAAGCCATGCCGGAAACAAAAGCCGAGCCGCCGTTACTGCCGCAGCAGGATACTGACGTGCCGTTTTTTCCGACAACCACAGCCACAACCAAACCCAAAAAACACGGCAACACCACACTTTAACCCCCATATAGTTAAAACTAGGAGCTTTTATGTTTACTGCACCACAAGACACTTTGTCACAGACTATTCCCAAAGGCGCGGGAACAGCAACATTTGAAATTTTAAGCGACGCCAATGGCCCGTTGCCGGTGCCGCAGTATTTGCGGGTACCGGAACTGCTGGACTATGACTACCAAGACAAGCGCGATGTCAAAACCATTGCCGGCGCCGGTGCGCGCCCGATTGGGCTAGTGGGTGGCAAAGAAGACATCACCATCTCCTTAACCATGGCGGCAACCTTTGGCAAACTGCTTAACCAACTCTGTTATGGCCAGCAAGAAAGTGCCAGCCAGCATATTTTTGTTATTGATGAAGTGGGTTATGTTGTCCCAAGTGAGGTGACTGTCGACACCAAAATCCGCAACTGCGTTATGCTCCACTTAGGTCGCTGGGACAGCAATAATAGCGTCAAAATCAATGGCACGGCGGCTGATGTTGTCGCCAACCCCGGCAGCGGCCAAGTCAGTTCGGCGAATGGCAAATACGGCTTTAACAAAGCCGATATAGGCAAGCAATTTGAGATTAGCTTTGTCAGCAACGGGGTGACTATCGTCCAAACTGGGCGCATCCTCGCCAAGCTATCGCATGATGTCAAGCTCTACTCTGAAACCAAGCCTGTCGTAAAAAGAGACGCCACGACGGTTGCTAGTGAAAAATGGAATGCCAAAGTCGCAGAGGTTACCGATGGCAAATACCAGTCATCGCCAAACGGGGTGTTTTTATTCCACAGCAACTCGAATGTACCGGCTAATAAATTTATGCATTTTACCCATTGGACAGATGGGCAGATCTGTACCAGCAAGATTGCCGAAGCCCAATGGCCAGCGGCGGCCTACCAGTTTTACGTTGACCCGCCATCGGCGGCGGCGTATGCGGCACATATAGCGGTCACGCTAATAACCAACACCGGTACGGCAATGACAGGGGTGGCGGTGAATGCGGACTTGACGGAAGGTGTGACGCCAACGGCATCCGGCGTGTATTCCCAAGACGACAAGGGCTGGTACAACTTCCATGCCACCGACGTGGGGGATATTGTCCGCATCAGCTTCCAAATGGATTATTACTCAATCGCCCCGGTTTGCCGAAATCCCCGAGGCGAAGAGCTTGACGCCGTTTTTTATCGGGGCGGTGGTGTGTTTAATGCAATCGGCAAGCCGCTGACTCGTGTCGCAATTGCCTCTCCGCTAAGCTTAGGTCTAGACCAGTACGCGCTAGACGATAAAACAGGCGCCGTTTATCTGGCCAATGAAAACGCCGGGGAGCGCATTTATATTGATGCGGAATTTGAGACCACCGGCGGCAGCCGTACCGAGATTAAACAAACCGCAGTCGGCCTTGCGCCCATTGTGCGCATTGTCTTAAACAACCACGAGCCGGACCAGCAAATGCTGCTCACCTTTGAGCGGGCGATGTGCGAAGGCATGGGGGTGAAAACCAAAATGGATGATGCCGCCGAAGCATTCAAATTTTCATTCAAGTGCGCGGTTGACCGTGTCACTGGCCTATCCCACGCTATCAATACCTCGTCTTAATGCTAACCCTAATCGTTGGTAAAAAAGCTTGGCTCGTGAAAGAGCCAAGCTTTTTCCGCTTACGCCAGATCATTAGCTACTACAACAGCTTGGCAACGGCAGAACCCAAACAGCAGGCGGCGTTGGTAAGGGCAATCTTCTGCGCCGTGTTTGGCTGGCGTGGGCGGTTTATCGTTTGGCGCATGGGTCCGGTACAGTTACAGGATTTTTTAACCAACCTACCTACCGCACTGGGCCTGGAGGCGGACTCAAAAGCCGCACAATCCCCCGATGCCTGGGGGGATGTGTACGCCCATTTATCCTGTGCGATGGGCGGCTGGACGTATGACTACATCGACCAACACATGACGCTCTCACGCCTGAAAGCCCTGCACGGCTACCTGAAAAACCACCCGCCGACCCATTTGCTGGTGGCGGCTTACCTAGATTACCAACCCCCTCTGTCAGTTACAGAAAAACGGCGGCGGTTTTTTGAGCGGTTTGCGAAAGGTGTATAACGCCACGGTAAGGCGGCCGCCGCTAAAGGCCGCCGAAAAAAACACTTAACTTTAACGCACAATCAGCAAACGAACCGCGCCCAGGGCGGCGGGTCGCTTTGACTGACTTGTTGGGCATTTTATGAGAACAGAAATAAAAACACTGGTTTCAGCAATGCACATGCTTGCTAAAAATATACAAAGCGATGACGGCATTGCAAACTCCGCAATAGCTGAGGCCGCTCAACGACTGGATGAGCAAAACATGCACATAGTTACCATGGAAAAGGAAGCTCGGCGACAGCTACACCGAGCGGAGGTTTTAGCGGCAACTCTTCGAGAGCTTCGAGACGCGGTAACGCACAACGCGGAATCAAAGGAGGATTTTATTTCTAAAGTGTGCGCCATTCTGTCGGCAGACCCAGATGCAAGAGTGATGCCCAACGCTACAGTAAGCAGACCGCCGCTAAACGCGGCTAAACGAAGCGAGGATTTATGAACCAAACACAAGATTTAAACGCAGCCACGGGCGGCGGGTCTGCTTTGACTGACTTGTTGGGCTGGATTAATGCGGATGAGCGTTTACCAAACCATGAATGCTTAGCGATTTGTAAAATGCCGTATGGGAAAAATGTGATTATAAAAGCATTTTATGCAAATGCTTTTGAAGTAGAGCAAAGTTATAGTGATGAAATAGACTTGGATTATAGCGAAGAGAAAGGCGATTACTTTTTAAAAGAAGGTTGGTATGAGCTAGTTACAAATTGGCCTGAATTTTTTTGTTTAACCGTCACTGAAGGCATTATAACGCATTGGATGCCACTTCCTGAGTTGCCCAACGCCTTGGTAAGGGGCGGTGCGCTCGACAAAGCTGATTAGCGCACTGGTCTTTGCCAAAAAAATGATTTTAAACCGCGCTTATGGCGCACCG